GCCGAGTACAACCACTACTCGGAACAGCGCTATATCCCGATCTCCGGTATGGAGAACGTGCTGGACATGTACAACGCCTACAAGGCATTGGGCGGGAATGGCATGGCGGCAAAGCTGGTGGAGGCCCTGAAACAACTGCCCACAGAGCCGCCGGATAGAACGGAGGGTGGTTCAAATGCCGAGTAATCTGCTGAATGCTGACACCGGTTTCCCGGATTTAATGGGGAACCAGAGCACGGATGAGAAGTTCCGCATGGTGAGCGATTACCTATACATGCTGCTGGAGCAGCTTCGCTACTCAATGGCGAATCTTGGGCGGGAAAACTTCAACGACACCGCCTTTCAGGAGATTGCGGGCCTGATTACGGAGCCGGTTTACATCCAGCTCAAGGACGTGGAGGGAAACCTGTCCTCCCTGACGGTGACCGCCGAACAGTTGATTTCCCGCATGACAGACGCAGAGGGAAACATTTCGGTTCTACAGCAAACCTCCACCAGTTTGACCAGCCAGGTGAGCGACCTGGAGGGGAACGTCTCCACATTGCAGCAGTCGTCCAAGGCGCTGGAGGTGCGGTTGACAAACGCGGAGGGAGACCTGTCCCGCATCACGGTAACCGTGAACGGCATCACGCAGTCGGTCAGCGACCTTGAGACCGGTCTAAGCCAAACCCTGCGCATCGCCCCCAATGGGGTGACCATCACCAACGCCAGAGGGGACACCCTCACCATCGACGGCGGACAGATTGACGCCACAAACCTGAACCTGTCCGGGCATATCACATTCAACGATTTCAGCTCCCGGTTGCAGGACGACTTCGATCATGTGGAGCAGACCGCGCAGGATGCCTATGATATCGCCGACAAAAACCGGCTGCCCAATTACATCAAATCGACTTACATTGATTCCACGGAGATCCGAAGCCCCACCATCAAGGCCAATGAGTTCAGCGTATACCCGCAGGCGGCGGGCGGCGGCAGCTTCAATATGTATGGTCAGTATAACGGTAGTCTATACCACATGCTGGAGATTTCCTATTTCGCAGGCAGCGCCCCATACGTCGATTTCTCCTCCCCTGCGGGCGCTTTGGCGACGTGGGATTTTCTGTCCACCACTGTACGCGGCAGCGTCGATTTCAGCAACGCAAATGTGTACGGGC